TGATCTTGTAGACGTCAACCTTTTGATCTGCCGGCGGCAGCTCTTTGCCGTCCTTATCCTTTGTGATCGGCGTGACCACAGTCCGGTCGGTTTTCTCACGCGCCGCGCGCGGCAGTGTCGGATTGTCCTCCTTGATCTGCCGCTCTACTACCTGCGCAGCGCGCTCCACTGTCGGTGCCTGCACATAGTACGTCGCAGACGGTGCACGCTGTCCCGCTTGTACGTCGGCAAGACGCCGCTGCAGAGCCTCCGCGTTACTCTTGGAGATATCCAGCTGCGACCGCAGCGCCTTAACGTCCTGCGTCTGCTCCTGCGTCAGGACTGTGGGCTTTTCTGCCGCCGTCTGCTCCGATGCGGAGTGTCTGCCGACAGCATACGTGATGCCGACGAGCAGGATGCACAGGATCGCCAGCGGAGCCGTTTTGTGCTCTGTAATGATGCTCCTTACTTTCTCAAGCATCGTGTGTTCCTCCTCACGCATTGGCATAGTCCGTCACGCCGCGCGCAATGGCACGGGCGAAATCGTCCTGTCTGTTGGTAAGCAGATCCTCATCCTCTGCATTACTGATAAAGGCAAGCTCCACCAGTACGGCGGGCATGTCCGTCGCACGGAGGACGGTAAGCCCGGGACGCTCTTTCAGGCCGCGATCCACGGTGCCGAGGCTGTCTACGATCTGCCGCTGGATGCAGTTTGCGAGACGTTCGGCACGCCCGCCGAAATTATGCACGAGCGTCTCTGTGCCCTGTGCGCTCGTGTTCCCTGCGCTGTTGCAGTGGATGGAAACGAAAATGTCGGCCGGCCACTGGTTGGCACAGTCGCACACAGAGCAGTCCTGCCGATCAGCATAGTCGCTGTCCCAGTTGAGGTTGTCACTCTGCCACATGCGCACCTCATAGCCGACGGCTTCGAGGTAACCTTTTACAAGCTCCCCGACTGCTGCCGCTACGTCGCACTCACGCAGTCCCGTGATAGGGCTCACTGCCCCACTGTCATGCACAAGGTCATGTCCTGGATTTAAAAACACTCTCATTTGTCTCCTCCTTTTCCGATACCGCCCCGACGGCGTGCCATGTCAACGAGCTCCCCAGCTTCCTTTACCCCCGAGGCCTGCATATTCTCCAAAATGGAAATAAACTCTGTCAGTGACAGATATCCGATAACAAGCGTTGTGGCAAATGCGGGTGCGTGCGCCTTGAGAAGGATGAAATCCAGCACTGCCGCCGCGCTGACGACGCCGAAGTAGGTGAGTATCTTCGGCACAAAACGCTTGCGCATGATGTCGCTCTTGATGTATCCAGCGCGCCGCGCTGCCCGCAGATCCCAGAACGCCTGCCAGAGGGACGGCTCGTCTGCTCCTGTGTCAACGAGATGCTGACATGAGAGCGAAAGCCATTTTGTTATAAGGTCGGCGCACACCAGAAGAAAAAACGCAACGAAGATCTGTGCGTGATCTTCGTAGGCAATCGTAACAACAAGTGACACTCCAAGTTTTTCCGCCCATCCGTCCACAAGGCGGTCAAGGACGGGCATGATATATTCCAGCAAGTTGCATCTCCTTTCCTGCACAGAAAAAGCCGCCACATGCATGACGGCTGTTCTGTGATTTTTCTTACACGGCCATCACCTGTTTTGCAAGGTAGGCAGCGACGTCATCGCGGTAGATTTCGGGGACGACCTTCTGATCGTCCTTTTTGTCCTCCTCGGAGATTGCCCACGTTCCGTGACGCACGAGATAGGCGTAGACGGGTATCATGTATGCCCATTTCTTCATTTGCCCTCACCTCCTTTCAGTGCGGCTTCCAGTGCCGCGATGCGCTCGCCATGTGCAATCAGACGGGCTTCCTGTGCCGCCATCGCCTCAAACGCGGCGAGACGCTCAGGGTCTGTGTAGGGCTCAGTTGGTGCATCGGGTACGGACGGTGCAGGTGTCGGCTCGGGCTTCGGCCGCTCGATCTGCTTCCACTTGCCGCCCTTGTAGTAGATATCATAGCCCTCCTTGGCAGCGGGCGGCTTGTTCTCCGTCATATAAGCGGGTATCTGCCACACGCCGCTGATCGGGCTTCGGTCAGTGTCGTCAAGGGTACGCACACCGAGATATTTTCCATCGGCGGCGTAGGCGTAGACTGTTTTTGTCATGTTGTACCTCCTCTAATATTTGATCTGCGCGATCATCGTGATCGCGGGCGGTTGGACGGTGTCAGACGAGCCGTAGATAGGGTTGGATTTGGACGCATCCAATACGGCTCTCGCATTATCATATGCCCCGTGAGCCACAGGACCATTATAGTCATTTCCTTCTTGCCGGAACGCTCCTGTTGTTCCTTGGGATTTATCTACTTGATGTGAGGCATTGTCGAATGCAAAAGGCCAGAATGAGCCTTCTATATTAGGAAGTCCCGCCGCCACGCTTTTGACTGCCTCCCCGCCCTGCAATACGCGCCCTACCACATTGGGAAGGGTCAGCTTGTCCTGCGCACTATCATAGACGTATTTGGAGCAGTCGGTCTTGTACTGCTCCGCTGTGACGGTCATTCCCGCCTCCTGCACCCATGTAAGGAGGCGCGGATATTCCGATGCTTTGACCGTCGCACCGTTGGCTTTGATATAGCCATCTCTGAGTGTCGGGCGCAGGATGATATCGCCGACCCGCGCACCGTCGCGTACGTCGTCCACAATCCAGAGGGCGGAACCGTCGCTGATGAGTTGTCCTGCTTTGGTTGTCATGTATTACGCTCCTTTCGCGTACCAAAAAAGCACGCCGTGGAGCGTGCCTTAATATCTTAGTATGGGTAATAGCTTGATTGCGGGCGGTTGCACCGTTGCAGATGCACCATAGATTGGATTGGATTTTGAGACGTCAAATGTGATTCGGCCGCCAACAACGGAGCCCTCACCACCCGAATAGGTATATTCTCCATCATCTATTTTGATTGTAACTCCCTGATTGTTTGTCAAGGTTTCGCCCACGCGGATAGACTGCCCCTTAAGCTTCCAAGACCCCACATAAAATCTTCCGTCATATCCGAAATTGATATTCGGCAGTCCCGCCGCTACACTCGCCCCGGCGCCATTCCCCGCAAGCTGAATCATGCGATCTGTCCAGTTGGGGAGCACCATCGTTGCCGTCCCATCGCCGCGCCCGAACAGTCCCGCGTTCGCGGTCACATCGTCCGTCCAGAGGCTATGCTTATCTGCAAGTCCGACGAGGCGCGGATAGTCCGCCCGCTGCACAGTTGCCCCGTTGGCCTTGACATAGCCTGCGGGCAGGTACAGCGACCCGCGCACCGCTCCGACGGGCGTGCCGTCTCTGATGTCATCAACAATCCAGACGGCCGTACCGTCATGGATAATTACCCCCCCCATTTTCGATCATTTGTTTGATTTTATCTGGCAACTCCGCGCCCGTCGTCCCCGCCTTGACGCACTCAAGCCGCGCCCATGATGGCAGGGCTTTGTGGTAGGAAATATCGCCGACCTGATATGTGTGACTGCGTTGGAGGATGGCGATACGGATGTCCGCGTGTGCGTCGGAACTTTCGTTATGCTCCTTCAGATCTGCTTGCGTTGCGTACGCACTATTCTCCGTCACAATGGTAACGTTCGACGCATTGCCAATAATGATATGGAGGTCGATGATTTCGCCATCGATCGGCGTGTCCTTGCTCGGGATGTAGTCGGCGTAGTTCCCTGCATTCGTGTAGGCGTAGAGTTGTTCCTCTCCGCCTTCCATTTTTGCGAAAATACCAATTTCCCGATTAAAAAAGCCCGCCGTGAGCGAGCTGTTTTCAACAACAAATCTAAGGCGAGCTTTACCGTTTCCCTCGTTTAGATACCCCTGCAGGGGCAGTTGCATAACTTGATGTTTGAGAGCCGTTAGATTCTCAACAGACTCTCCTTCACCAATCTGCCCATCACCGAGCTCAGCGCGGACAAAGATGAGTTTGCCTCCACCCTGACTCATACCAGAAAGCTCATGTCCTGCGTGTGTCAAACGCAAGATAGGGAATTGCGCCATCTTAATCACTCCTTATAACAATATGTTTTGACCTCTTTACCATGCCGGCAAAGCCTAATTGTGCGCCCGGAATGGCATAAGAAATATCATCGCCCGAATCAATGACTGTGGTCTTTTTGCATGTGACATAGCCTGCAAAACACAAAGATATTTCAGTCTCTGCTGTACTTGAAATATGGATGGTTAGATTTGCAGGTACGATGACCCGCGCAAAACGCCGCACATCATTCGCACGAAAAATATGCGTACGTGCAATATCAAGCCATAACTCACGTTTTGCTAGGATGCGTAATGGGATTACGGTATTTTCCCCAAACATCGCATCAAGCATCGTTCGAAATGAGCGTATTGTATATGGTACCATCGCGTTGATACGAGCCAAGATACGACGCTTTCGTTCCTCGATCGGTAGGCTGTCGCTACGCACCATGCGCAACATTGTTTCCCAACGCGCTGCGCCTTCCTCGTCAATTTCATAGACAAACGTATTCGCAAAACGCCGCCAAGCCCGTTCCCAGAGCACCACAAACTCGGGATTCTCGATCCTCGCAAGAGTTTTAAACTCTGCCGAGGGCGCAACGACAGACGGATAATATCGCTCGACACGCACATCTCTTGTGACTTTATCCATTCTGCACCTCGCCCCGAACTGCAAGCTCATCAAGCCCGAGCGTCAGATTCTCCTCGCGGTCGTTGAGCGTCGTGTGTTGGATGTCCTCGATGCCAGAAATCGCAAGGATACGGCTCTCAAGCTGTGAGATACGGATTATAATCCCCGTATTGCTCACATTATCAATCTCTGCGTGCTGTGTTGCTTGCCAATCCTTATTGACCTCAGCAAAATAGCCGTCAATTGTCTCCTCAATCTGCTGTTTGTAGGTTGCATATACAGTGCCGGCTGCGAAGGACAGATGCAGTCCGATGCGCACCGCTGCATTTTTCGCTCCCTCGACCGTCACGTTATGGTCAATCGGCGCAATCCCAACGCCCTCACCGTGATTTGTCTCGGGGTCGATGAGGCTCTGCACCTTCTGCACAAACTCGGCGGTCGGCGGCTTGAAATCGCTTGTCATGAACGTCACACGCACCGTCCCGCCGCCCTTCCAGACAGGGTAGACCTTCACACCTCCGACACCGGGGATCGCGCCCACCTTTTGTCGATAGTCAGCAATATTTCCGCCGTATGCCTGACTGTCAAAACTCGCAAGATACCGCGCACGGAAATGCTCGGTCTCCTCCTCTGCCTCGCCGGGGATCGTGACCTCAACGAGTTCCGCTGTCTGCAAGCCCTCTACGTAGTCGATGGGGACGAGACGACCAGCAGGGAGATTGCCTGCTGGTCCGAGTGTCTCACAGGTCAGCAGGTATTCCCCGTTCGTCAGTTTCTCCGTAACGGCGTAGTTGACCGCCTCGCAGGAGTACCGTGTGCCGATCGGAATGTTGAGTGTCACAGGCGTAAACCGCCCCTTCACAACGGCGCGCGTTGCCTCCTTTGGCTTTAGCCCGCGTTCGAGCGCACGCCGTACCAGATATTCACGCTCTGCCGTGTCGCCGAACGTGTTCCTTACGAAGTAGTCGAGCGCCGCATAGAGCAACATGAACTCGATCGACGCGGGTGCGGTCGCGTCGAAAATAACGCTCCCCTCGCGCTTATCTACGTCATGCGGGACGTTCTGCAACATGCGCGCTTGTATCAGCTCTTGTGTCTGATCCTCATACATCAGATTGTCACCCCCTTCTCCATTGCAATATCGCCGTAGATGCTCCGGATCGTGAAACGTGCGAGCACATCACCGCGCCGCCCTTGTGTATTATCTTGCACATAGCTGAGATCAAAATCGACAACATCGTTAATGCGGTCATCCTGCACAAGAGCCTCGCGGATGCGGCGCGGTATTTCCGCGAGCACATATGGGACCGGCTTACCGAAAAGATCGGCAAGCTCTACACCGTAATTCCAGCTGTATATGACGTAAGCGTAGCGCTCTGTGTTGAGTATTTTGTAGGCGGTCTGCTTTACCGCCGCGAGACGTTCGGAAAGTTCTCCTTGTATCCGCTCATCTTCGATCTGCATACGGTAGGTCATATTGGGCTGCAATGTGGCAGTTGTCAGATTCTCACCGAGGCTTGATGTGCTTGTGTCCGGCAGTAACGCCATACGATCACCCCCACTGTCCCGTCAAATTTGTATGATTACGATTGCGCGACAGAACTACAAAGCCCTGCCCGCCCGCCTGACGAAGAAGAATGACCGTCTCACCGACCTGTAGGCTGTTATGCACAGTAATCCGCTTACGCCCCTTGTAGGCGTGGTTATGGCTCGCAAACTCCGGATAACCACTCCCGCCAGCTCGGTTCTCCGTTGTGTGGCTGACGGTAATGTCCACGTCGTAATCGCGCACGGCGTCAGTCAGCTCAAGAAATGCCTCCGTCACTTCGTCCTTGCCCTCGATACGAATCGTGAGAGGATCGATGCCAATAACCTCGCCAAGGCACCAATCCGATAGGTCGCTGCTCCCTTGCGTCTGTTTTATCAGTCGCTGTATCGTCTGCAATAGTTGCGCGCTCATCCTGTAATCACATCTCCTTTCACGGTCAAATCCATCGTATGGTGCCCCTGTGTCAGTGTATGCTTTACAGCCTCGACGATAACCCGCTTAGTAAGTGCTACATCGCCAAGGTTTAGGTTGATGTAGAGAATTGAGCCGCCGCGTACACGCAGATCGCCAAATGCATTTTTGATAGTCAGGGTACGCTTTACGCGGTCATACATCTTTAGTTTTGAGTCTGCAAGCTGCCCAAAGTTCATTGGTTCTTCCGGATTTACAGACTCAGTCAGCTGCAGGACGCCCCAGCGCTTAATATCTGCACTGTTGACTGCCATCCACACATCGCGTTTGCCTGTCTTTTTATTGTCATAGTAGAGCTTTATGCGGTTGTAAGTGTCCTTGTCAATACTGGACTCATACGCAAAATCCTCAGCAGTCTCCGCATCAATGAGGAGGTCAAGTTTCATATCCTCCAAATCTTTCATTGTGAGTTTCCCGAAATCATCATAGAGCACATAGAGCCGCCCTGCGTTCTGTGTAGTCATATCAAGCAGTGTCTGCATGATATCTATGAGCGTCTTATTTGCGCCGCGAAATTTCGGGATAGTATACCCTGTATCTGCAAGCTCTCCGACCCGCAGTTGGAAATTTTCGGCAATCCGTCTAATCTCTTCGCCCGCGGTCAGATTAACAAAATTATAGGTATCTTTGTTTTTGAGATACCTCATCTGGTCATATGCAGTTACATCAATCGTGCCGTCTTTGCTGTATTTTTTGGCAAATATGTAACCGTAGAAGAAATTCATGCCGTCGTAGTTCGCCTGCACGACGTCTCCCTCATGGAAGTCGAGCATCGCATCCTTAACCACTTTAAAGGTAAGCTTGCCCGGCTGCCCCTTCCAACAAGTCTCCCAAACAACGCCATCAAGCACAGCCGGCCAATAATACTTATCCGTCTCCTTGTTGTGGATGATCAGCTGCAGCTGTTTTTCGTTCGTCGGCGTTGCCGCACCGAGGGACGCCTTTTTCCCCGATACAAATTCAGACAATGTGCATCACCGCCCCTGGTGGAAGATCAGCAATCGGATTGGTCATGCCGTTATTTTGCATGATGTCCCGCCAGTCAATACCACCATTCGATATGCCCTTTGCAACTTCCCAGATGGATTTTTCGTTGCGGACTTTGTAAGCGTTTGGGATTTCCCGCCCGATTGCAGGGCGCGTCTCCTTCACTGTCAGATGCTCGACACCGTTTTCATCCTTTGTAACAGTACATTCCTTCGTCCCATAAGGACGGTACTGTTTGAATTTCAAGGGGCACGTCACATCAAGACCATCTTTCGCATCTTCCTCGATGCTGTAATCTTCGAGAGTCACAAGCATATTCGTGTCAAAAAGCATGGAGAACGCGCCCGACATACGGCAGATAATGAGCTGCATCGGGTATTGCGTTTCTTTCGCCTTTTTGAACGCTGAGAGAAAATATGATGCCTTGCGAAAACTAAAACTACTGCCAAAAAGAGTATTCGCAAGCGACGCCGTAAGAGAAGTATCATAATCCGCAAACGGATATGGGCGGTTCGGGAGACGCGCATCAAAGGCGATTTCAGTAAGCCCCGGCTTTTTGATAATATTAACTTCGCCTTCATTGATGAGGTTGATAGCCTTGTTCTTTCCCTTGATTTTGATGGACATTTTCGCAGGAGGGACAGGGAGCATCGTATCTCCCACGAAGAAGTAATAACTCATGTTGGATGCACCCCCTCCGCTCCTGCAGCCATCGCCTGTAAGAGGCTGTCATTCATGTACGTCATCATCCCATCTACATCCAGGTCATTGGATATATTGTTGCTGATGCCGCCCATGTCGATCTGTACGGTCGCCGTCGTATACCGGTTGATTGCCTCCTGCTCTGCCGCTTCGCGCAGATACTTTAGGTCTTCCTCAGAGATTTCCATTGCATCTTTGATCGCGTCGGTGTTACGCGCTGTTTTTTTACCGGATTGTCCAAGATCCTCAAAAGCTGTGCCCGTTGCGTTATACGACGCATCCGGCATATTCTCCGGAGACAGCCCCGGTATATAGTTGTGGATGTCGAAATTCTGGACAAAGTCGCCAGCATCCTTACTCCACTGTTCGGGGTCGGCGCGATAGGAGATCTCTCCGACCATCCCGATATCTGTTCCGAATAAGCCGTTGATGCCTTCTGCGGCCTTGTTGATCAACTGTATCAAGTTGTTAATACGGTCAATCATGAAATTAACAGCATTCGCGACAATACCTGCCATTGTACTGAATGCGCTTGCTAGAGCATTGCGCAGGCCGTATGTATGCACCACCCATGCGGCAAATACGCCAATGACAACCAGCACCAACCCGATGATAAGACCAATCGGATTGAGGTACATCGTAACATTTAGTATTCGCCATGCGGCGCTTAGTCCGTTTGTTACGAGTGTCCATGCCGCCGTGGCTGCCGTTGCGAGCGTTGTCCGTATATGGATGAGCGCCATAATTGCAGCATACGCAGCGCCTAAAGTGTTCGTCACCGCTTGTGTTGCAGCAGCGATAATCAGTGTACTTATATGGGTTACGAGAGCCGCATTCGATGCAATCCAATATCCTGCGTAGATTGCAAGCCCTGCAATTGCAAAAGCAACAAAGGTATCGAGATATTGATACGCAACTGTGAAGCCAGCGCTAAGCCAAGAACCAATGTAACTGCCCGTACGCTGAGCTACCCCGGCGAGCCATTTTATGTTATTGATCACACCTAAAGCAGCATCTGCAGCAACATGAAGTCCCCAGACCATCGTATTTGCAAACACTTGCCCCGCCTCGCTGTTGGCAAGGGCGTTGATCTCTTCGAACACGGGCGCAAAGGCACGTGTGCCCGTGTTCTTGATCACCTGCATAACCTGTTCCCATTTCCACCCCATGCCGTTGAATTGCTCGTTGATGCGGTCAAGGTTTGTCAAAATAGCATTCTTAAGAATATCTGCCGTGATTTTTCCTTCACTCGATATTTTTTTGAGTTGCCCCGCATCAATTTGCATATAGTCCGCTACCATCTTTTCAATGAGCGGTGCTGCCTCCGCAATGGAACGAAATTCGTCGCCCTGAAGCCTTCCAGAACCAAGGGCCTGTGTCAGCTGGAGCATAGCATTTTTCTGCTGTTCTACCGCTGTACCGCCGATAACAAAGACCTTCTGAATCCCTTCCATGAACGGCACGACTTCCCGTGCATCAGGAAACGCCTTTTTCGCGGTCATGGCAATCTTTGAGACAGAATCCGCCATCTCCTCGTAGCTGCCACGAGCTCGCTGCGCCGAGGCATAAACAAGATCATTGAGTTCTGCCGCTTGCTCAATACCGCCGGCAACCATGCGCAGACGCGCTTGTATGCCCGCATAAGCGTCACTGACCTGAACAAGCCTCCCAGGTAAGCTAGAAATATAGCTAAATGCTGACATAAATGAATTTGCGGCGATGGTCGCGATTGTAAACTGTCCAATAACACTTGAAAGCCCTGCCTTTAGTTCGTTAAAAGCTCCGACACCGAGGCTTCTCAGCTTTCCGCCTAGCCATGAGATTTGACCACCGAGAAAATTAACAAAGGAAGTTGTGTCTTCAACTGATTTTCTGATGCCATCCCCGGCCTGTTCAGCAGACGTTTCCATTTCTGTCGCAGCTTTCGTCGCACGATCAAACTTACCGACAACCTTATCTACAGTTCGTGATATCACATTGAGTTTCGGCGATACACCGTCAACCAGCTCGAACATTTGTTTAATTGTTGCCACGAGACACCTCTTCTCTGAAGTAAAAATAGGTATAAGAAAACCGCCTCGTATTTGAGGCGGCTCCATATACCATATTATTTCTTTTTAGATATTTTTGGCGTAAATCGATTTCCACAGTTATGGCACAAACATTTTACATCTTTACGCCCAATACCTCCCGCGAGCGCGCCCAAGGGACCCAAAAGCACAACGCCAATAACCCCTTTTCCAAAACCATACCCCTTTCTTTCAATCTCAACATTTGTTGATTTACAAGCAGGGCAAGTTAGCGGAGGAATCTCCTCTTGTGGTGTTCTATAAGCTGCGACTCGGTCCATAAAAGATTGGTCTTTGTAGTGATCATCAACAAAAGTAGCTGCTTCTTTTGGCTTTGCATTAGTAATAGAAATTATTTTCGTGGTGATCTTTATCCTCCCCATAACACCCTTATGCGCCGCAAATATAGGGATAGGGTCAAACGTGACACCATTCAATGTTTCTTGTTGCACAATGCTCTCTGTGGCCGGAGAAGTATCACCTACTGGATTACCACAACTGCTACAAAAATTGCCAGACATCTTTGCTCCACAGTTACTACAAAACTTTCCCATCATCGTCACTCCTCTCGTCGATATGGTATTTAATTCGACGTGAGGGCTTTTCATCCTGCTCTATTAGTGTTTTCTTTTTGCCTCGGCCGCAGCTTTTTTATCCGCTTTAGCCTTGATCGAGATCGCAGCAAAAATAAAAGCACGTTCGTTCTCTGGCAAAGAAAACAACACATGCGGAAGAATATGAAGTTTCAGGAGCGCGTAATATGCGATATTCGCATAGAACTCGCCCCTGTTAATCAGTTTTTTGCGATTTTGATCTTCTCATCCATGCCGGTGTCAAAGTCGTTCGCCTGCATGACTGCCTGGAACAAATCTTGATACTCACCCGGCGTCAGCATAAGCCGCACAAGCTCCCCGGCGCCAACGGCGTTATAGGAGCTCTGCAGAGCCTCGCTGTTGAGATTCGGATATGCCACGCAGGCGCAGATCAGATCATTTGCATACTGCTCCTGATCAAAATTCATCTGCGTTTCGCGCGTACCGGGAACAAACGATTTCTTGCGATTGCGGTCGGCAATCGCTTTGTTTTCGTCATTCGTAATCGGCGAGAGTTTCCATGCGACAGGCTTGCCGTCATCTCCCCGAAACCTTTTCGATGCCACATACTCAACACACGCTGGCTTGATCGCATTTTCGGCAAGAAATACCTGCAAATTCTCTTTTTCCATGTGTTATCTCCTCACTGCATCCCATTGAGCATCTTGAACTGAGTCGGTTGCTCAACATCTTCAAACGTAAAGTCAACGTCCTGTTCGAGCCATTCGCCATCTGCGTCAAAACTCGCAATAATGGCGCTGTCGATATTACAGTCTTTCAGAATCGTCACCTGCCGCCCAGCTTCTGAGGTTGGATCCTCATTCGTCACCTGAAGGTCAAAATAGGTATCCTTGCCCGTGGACTTAAATTCCAGAAGCATCCTGTCAAAGAGCGGCGTGTTCTTATAGATCGTCATGTTGCCGGCGCCATTGATACTCGTCGCCTTATGACCCTTTGCCATGCGTCCGAGAATCGGTACTTCCTCTTTGTTCTTCTCGAGTTTCGCCTCGAGCTTCTTCGCCTGAAAGAGCAGGAAGCGTTCCCCTTTGATTGATACGTACGCAGACGCCAGTTTTGCAGAAATAACATCCTTGGCATGCATCGTTCGGATTGCATTAATCGACATAGTTTTTCACTCCTTCCTCTTATGCCACTTCCACATTCATGTAAAGCTTTTCCATGCAGCATGTCGGCTGCACAGAGTAGTTCATGAGCACGTCCGTCTTTTTCTCGCCCTGTGTCGGAATCGGCACGTCTTTCGGGTCGAAGTTCTGAATGGCACGCACACGCTGATACTCCTTGTGCAATGCAACAATGTCGCCCCAGAGTGCCGTGCGCCCGTCCTCATCGTTCTGCTCCTTGCCGAGATACGTCCGATTAAAGAGACGCGCCACGTCGATGGCGATCTGATCGAGGACGCGGATGACCTGATTCAGAGCGAAATCAGCGTTCTTCTTTTTCGAGAAGCTCGTAAATGTGTTGATGTCGCTGAGAACATTTGTCTTGCCGACCACATCCCCCGAGACCGAGTCCGCGACGTTGTGGAACATCATCATCCCAGAGACCATCGCCCGCTCAAGTTCCGTCTGACTGTACTTCGTGTTGATCTTGTACTCGCCGTCATAGGTCTTGTTCGTACACGATGCGTTGACCGCGCAGCTTGCCTCTGCACCAACGAGCCAGTAGACCGCTGCGCCCGGCTGTGCGCCCTCGTCGCGTACGGCGTTCTTGAGCGAGATCACACCCTCATAGTCGACGTTCTCTCGTCCGTGGATGACGAGCTGGAACTTCGCGCCCGTATTCTCCCGCATCCGCTTCGTGAACTGGATAAGGAGTTGCTGGATCGTTGCATCCGAGCCCGCATAGCCCAGAATGTTGAAATAATACGGCTCGATAGCGTCAAGGTAGTTCTGATACTGGAGCCCCGTGACCGCAGCGCCATTCGTGCCGCCCGTCAGCTTCTCGCCCGCCTTCGCCTCGAGATTCCCCGTGCGGATCCATGTCACATAGTCGTTATCTGCGACATCCGCCCATGCAGTGATGTTCTTCTGCTCGTCTACCTTCGCGGGCGAGCCGTCAACGATCATATAGGTCGTCACGTCAAATGCGCTCGTGTTGTCGACGTTTGCCGTTACAGATACCGTGATGTCATTCCCGCGTTTGCCGGGATACTTCGCACGCGCAATCGCACACGTCGCTGCGACCGCCCCGTTGTCGAGACGGTAGAAATACCCCGTTTTGAGGTTGAGGAAGAGATCACGCAGACTCTTGAGCTCCGGCGAGGTATACGCATAGCCGAAGATCGAAAGGCTGCGCTCCTGAAAGTCCTCCGCCGTCACTGCGAACACGCTTCCAACGGGGCCCCAATCCATCTCAATCGGCATGGTAGCATAACCGCGATCGGCAATATCCGTGGACGCGCGCACACGCGACACAAAATTGATATACGTCCCAGGCAGTTTCTTGTTTTGAAACAGCCAAGTACCGCCGCCCAGTGCCATAAAATCACTCCTTCCCGACCGTCGCCTCAGCGACAGTCCTGCCGTTAAACTCCTCCACCATCTGATCAACCTCGGCGAAGGTGTATTCCTTTCCTTCCTCGAGAGAGATCATCAGCACATCGCAGTAAGGACGATACTTCGTCGATGCTACAAGAGCATCGCGTGTATATCGAGCTTCCTGCTCCGTGCTCTTTTTCTCTGCCATTATCATCATCCTTTCGTTGTTTGACGCTGAAGCAGCGTCTCCATATGTGGCAACTTATCACGTTCGCGGAGGATAAATACATCGTAGTCTACCTCGAAATGCAGAACACCATCGTGCACCTCGTATTCTGTCCGTGATGCACGGATAAGGTCGCCCTCAGCTGAAATATACTCCAATCCCATGATGAGATCTGTCGCAACCGCCTGCACATCCTCTGAGGCACTGCCCCTACGCGGGAAATAATGCACATCAAAGGCGTGTCTGCGGAAATAACGGTTACCGAGTTTTGTCTCTTGCGTCACACGCAGAGGCAAAATAAAAAAGCACGGCGCATCAAATCCCTGCTCTATTTCATCTCTGCACACATCGATATCTGGAAACAACTCACCAAGGCGAACGGCAATCCCATCCACGATGTTATTTACCATTGATCTCCTCCTCGAAGTAGCGCTGTATCTTCCGCTGCAAAATCGCAGGCGCACCAGACTCCACCTCATGTGCTGAGAGCGTCATACAGAACTGCCCCTCAACCCATGATTCTTTAAGTTGCTTGCCAATCGCCGGAACAAAGCGTCCCGGTGTCTGACGGTGCCCGTATTCGACATAGGACGCATACTCCGTGTTGTTCACGAGCTCAATTCGATAGGTGCTTCCAATTTTCTGTACCCGGATTGCATCTTTCAGCAAGGCAGACCATCCGCGACGAAGGTGCCCGCTGATGACGGGGGTTCTCTTAATGACTTTCCGCAAAAAACGTGCGGCAAGTTCTTTGAGGCAGTCTTCATACAGTTTCTGCTTCTCTTGTGTCGTCATCTGCTGCAGTTGTGCTTGGAACTTGTGTAGCTCGGACATATCCATCCTTGCCATTATGGATGCTCCTCCCATCGAGCAAGCGGAATCTCTTGATGCGAATAGTAGGCCGCAGGAATTCCGGAGCAGGAAAAACGCATCGTGCGGCCGCGCTGCGTGACCGTCACACGGCTGCCGGGCTTGATGTCGATCTCGGGCGCGGTAAAGAGCGTGATCGCTTGTGCGACGCTGTCCGCCGTGTCCGACCGCCCTGCGGGTGCGAGGGTCTTATAGCTGACGCGGCAGGGCACGTCCTGCGCGACTACCGCCCAAAGGAGCACGGTGATATTCTTCGCGTTTTTCTCCTTGCGTGCCTCCTCGACCGTTGCCCGACCATCATAGAGACGTTCGACCGCGCGCCTTACCAGCGGAATTTTCGGTAACACGCAAAATCACGCTCCTTTGTCAGCGCGAGCACGAGTGCGTCATACCGCTGCTCCGTGCTCGTCCCGCCGAGTTCGACGGTCGTGTCCCCCTCTCGAATGGACTTCACGACCTCCGTCCCCTCTGCGCCGAGAATCACGCCTTTTTGCAAGGCAAGGAACTTACCCGCCGCCAGCTCATCAAGCACCGTCTGCAAGCCTTCGGGGATCTCCGTCACGTTGCAGTCATTCCTGATATGTTGCGCGACACCGTTGTAGATGTACGTGAGGAGCGGCAATTCACTCTCCTGCACCTCATAGCCGACGGACGCTTTAATCAGCATCCGCACGTCGGCAAGCATTACTTGCCACCTTTCCCGTCACGCCTCTTGGGAGGCTCAACAGTCGCCGGAGAATCCTCCTGCGACGGCTCGGGGGCTGAATTCCCCTGCACCTGAGCAGGGGAATTCTCCTCCACAGGCATCTCGGTCTTTTCCTCCTCGCGGAAGCCCTGTGCCAAGAGCTCAGCTGCCTGTGCTTCAGTTTCTGCGTACTGCACTTCGTTCAGTCGTACCAGTCTTGTCATGATGTCCTCCTTATGCGCCGATGTTTGCCCAGACACCCGCGAGCTTATTCGTCGGGATCCAGATGTCGTGGAATTTGCGATAGTCGAGCTTCCATGCGTCCGCCTTCTGGTTTACATCCGGCGCGAAGATACGTACCTTGTCCGTCTTGGAGATCGCAATCGGCGCACGCCGCGAGATGATGATCCAGTTGATGGACTTCGCCGTCGTGTCTGCCTTGAATCCGCCTGCCTCCTGCCCCGTCGTCTTGCCGTCGTTGAATACGTACGCCGTCTTCATGCGCAGGGACGGCACGGAAAGGATCGGAATCTCGTTGTAGGTCTTGACCTTCGTGTCGATTGCACCCGCCTTGAACTGCGTCACGTCAAGATGCCGCTCGATGTTCTTCACGTTGTTGAGCACCGTGCGGATCGGCGTCGCCATGAGGATCACCAGCTGCTCTGTCTCGCCGATGGCATCCTGCAGGTCGGTGATCTCCTTGTCAAGCTGCGCAAGGATATTCGTCTCACTCGGCGTGAATCCGTCCGTCGTGCGGTGCGCATTCTTCGCGAGTGCGGCGATGCGGCTGTAGCGGTACGCATCCACCTCGGGGACGACCTGTAGCCGCTGGAACTCGCCCATGACCGTCCCTGCCGAGGCAATAAAGTTGCTCTCATCCACATCCATGGAATCCAGCTGGAACGTGCGGCCGCGATCCTGCGTCAGCTTGTAATCGTCATAGGAGAGCGTCACGGAACCCTGGTTAAATCCTTCGTCACGGTCATAGCGTGCCATGCCCGTGGTCGTGATGCGCGGCATACGCACCGTGTCGCCGCCGTTATACTTCACGTTCACGGCGTTGCTCTCCATCCATCCCGATGTCGCCTCAATTCCCATCTGCTTATCAAGCGACTGCTGAAAGATTTTTGCCATTTCCAAAGTGTTGATTGCCATAAAATTTGCTCCTTTCGCTTACAGCCCCATCGCTGTCTCAAACTGCTGCTGAACCGTCGGCGCAGGTGTGCCACCGCCATTGCCGCCGGGCGGGTTCAGCCCCTCAACGCGCGCCGCGCCCTCTTCCTCGAAGAGGTAGGCGTCGGATTCCTTAAGCTTGTTGATCTGATCGTCAAGCCCCTTGATCGTGCCATTCTCCGCCTCCGCGTCGTCGAGCTTCAGGAGTGCACGCACAGCAGCTGTGTTCTTCGCCTTCGCTCCGAGCAAGGACTTTTCGACGATGGAATCAATCTCCATCGCCTTGACCTTCGCTGCGTGCTCCTTATCGCGTGCATCCGCAGCAGCCTTGAGGTCATCGATCTGCTTGACGAGTTCAGTGTTGTCCTTATGATTCTTTTTCAGCTTGTCTAGCTCCCCGCGTGCGGTCTTACCCTCCTCCTTTGCCGCCTTGAGCTCGTCCTCCTTTGCGGTGTAGTGGCTCTTTTCGACGTAGTTCTTTTCGTAGTCCTCCGCGACCTTCGCCACCTGTTCATCGGAGAGTCCGAGAGCCTTGAGTTCGTCTTTTGTCATAGATTCCTCCATTCTGAATAGATTATTGTATCGGCATGATTCAGTGCGCCACGGCACCACCTCCTTTCACCTAGGTATTGCTTTTTCTGCAAAAACAGCTTATAATACATATTAAGAAGAGGTTGAACCTCCGCCCTCTATTGGCGGGGGGGCTTCCTCTTATTTTTTATGTCATAACGTCGCACACTAATAAGCTTCCCGTGTGAGATAACGATAATATCCATCGAACTTTTTGCGCTGCGGCGCAAACGCCGACCAATTATCTCGGCCAATCCTTTTAAGTCAAGGCTTTCACCGACAAAATCCAGAATCATACCGCCTGGATTCTCTTCGATTTGCTTCAATCCATAACGGATAGCGCTGTCAGCAGATTTTTCTGATGAGACCGTCTTCAAGTCCCAAAAGGCTCCATCCCATAAAAAGTCAGGAGTCTTTTTCTTATCGGCATTAATCTCTTGCAACAAAGTGATGTCGCCACCAAATGTCTTGTGTAACCATTCTGCGGCGTCCACCTCCGCTCTATGCTCAGTGCGCGAATAACCGTCTTCGTAATTAACTTTTCCTTCTCCCGGCTTCGCGCGATTAAGATAGGCCTTTGTTACATCCTCCATCAAGGAGTCTTTTCCGCCGACATACTTCTTCTTCCACTCTTCATAGGTCAGCTTGCTATCCACCTGTACGGTCTTCCCTGTCTCTATGTCACGCGCCGCCCGTGTTTCATTCTCCGTAAATTCGTCATCGAAGTACGGGCAGATCGTCGAACGGCAGCGGCAGTGTAGCGGCGGGGCTGTGATGCCTGGCTTGCATTCGTCGAGGGGGAGCACTTTTTCATCCATCTCGCGGCAAATCTCCGAAGTACGGCTGTCAAGCGTCGCTACAAACTCATACTGCTCAACACCGAGGTCGCGGAATGCATCCAGCTGCCCTTTTGACGAGAAAAACGCCGCCTCCGTCTCCACAAGACGCGATGCCGCACTCATGGCGACGTTCATGCGTCCTGCGATGCGCTGCGTGATCTTCGCATACGGCTCGCCGCGTATCAGTCCACGCGCCAGCTCGCCCTGCAGCGTGCTCAGCAGACGTTCCTTGTCGCGCCAAATGCGGTCAGAGAAGTTCAGCCCGTCCGATACCCACGGTTTTTTTAGGATGCGCTCAACATCCGTCTCGGGAATGCGGGCAAAAGGTTCAAATCCCTTTTTCTTCTGCACCTCATACGCCGTGCGCATCTGTGCGTCAGGGTAGATGTCACGCAGCACGTCCGTGAGGCGTGCATTCCCCTTTGCGGCGAGCTTTTCGACGTGCTGTGCCATCTGCATCCGTATCGCCTCGAGGCGGTCAATGTGGACGCGTGCGGAGACATTCTTTAGCTTCTGGATATACGCCTCGGAAAGATCCGCTTCCTTGGCATACTTGATGTATTCGTCTACCGTCCAGCGGAATTCTGCAAGCTCACGCGTATTCAGTACACGCCGTGCCTCGGCAAGACTCATCTGGTTCTCAGCGGCGAATCGTGCATACCATCGCTGGATATCGTCATTTAGGTCTTGCGCAGTCTGTCGGTACTCTTTTACCATCTCCGCGCTGAGATCGTCTGCCTTGCGCAGCTCCGATTCATTCAGCTGCTCGAATCGCTCCGCCCAGTATTTATTGTGCTCCATGCTCCTCACCTACTGGATACGCGCCACGCATCTCCTCCACCTCCTCGGCACGCTCCTTCTTGAGACGCTCGAGTTCGACTTTTGTATCCTTCGTCCACGGATGATTTGCGACAATGGTCTCCCGGCTGATTACGCCTTCGGAATCGCGGCAGTCCGCAATCGCCTCCGCCTCGTTGATGAGAATGTCGCGGTTAAAGACGAACTCCACCGTCTCAGGCTCGATCTTTTTCAGCCGCAGCGCAACACCGACGAACCACATGAGACGCTCCAGTGCCGCTTGAAATTCAAGCTCCATGTCATTGGCGTCAAGGTCAATGTCCGAGTACATCGACTGGATGTTCATCTGATTCGGATTGTTCGAGAGCCGATCATCCTTCGCGTCGAATCCACAGCCGTTCTCGATTATGGCACGCTTGAGGAGACGCAGGACAAGTTCATAGTTCTGCGCGTTGACCTCGATGGAAAGTGTTTCGACGCTGCCTTTAGCCATCTCGGTATCTCGAACTTTGATTGCGCCGAAGGTCGAGAGATTCTTGCGGAAGTCACCAAGCTCCTGACCGTCATAGTTGTGGATGACAAGGATCGTGCTCCGTGCGTCCTCCTGCAGATTGTCAGCGAATGTCGAAAGCAGTGTGTTGAGTGCGTCCTGCAGTGACTTCACGCGTGAGATCAACGGACGCTCGGCACTGTTCGCGCGAAACACGATAAGCGGCACGCGATCCCAATTCATCGGCACGCCGCCCACCTGCAAATAGGGCGAATCCTCCGCCTCCACGTCCGGAAGGAGTTTCTCGGAATCAAAGGTAAAATAGCGCACGCCTTCTTTCGAGAAGTACTGCACCTTGATACTCTGCTTCTTCGTGCGTCCCTCGTAGTACTCGAGGGTATAGACGCGCAGGAAGGAGATCAGCTCCTCGTGTGCATCATCCGCCCAGAACGGCAGAATCTCCTCCGGGGCAAAACGGCGAAAGCGCAGCTCGTTATCCGCAAAGTAGGGATATAGATATCCAACTCCCGCATTTAGGCAGTCCTCGCCGATCTGCTTCAGCGTGCGGCGAAACCCCTGATTGAACACAGGCTTTAGCTGTGCGCCGAATGCCTCGTTCTCCGTCTTGACCTCAAAGGGTTTCGCGAGCAGGTAGCTTGCCTTTTGATTGACGAGCTTGCCGTATTGGTTGTCGATGATGATGTTGTTCGGCAGATTCCGCACCGTGGTCTTTTTGCCGCCGTCGCCGATCGCGCTGCGTGTCTTTTGGAGTACGTCATGCTCGCCGCGCGCGTAAGCCTCGCCGATCATCATCTGACGGCGTTTCTCAGAGGCGAGCCACGCAGCCGTCTCAACCTCGATAAAGTCCTCCTCGGTCATGACGGACTGCGCGCCGCTCCGTATGATGTACCGTACCACGTCCATAAAGGACATTGCCCCACCTCCTTACTCAAAACTGTATAGATCACCCGCGCCGATTTTCTCGGCGATGCCTGTTGTCGCATCGGGCGCATCATCGTGCTTGTTTCTGCCCTCACGCTGATACCGCGTCATGGCGTCATAGTACTCCGGCCAACGGTCGCGCCAGTTGGTCGGGAAATAGATGTGCTCCATCACCCACGTCGCATTGGAGAGGATCCGCGCTACTTTGTTCCGCGACTGGTGGAACGGGCGGATGATGGTCTTGTTGCTCCCGAACGTCTCCCGCAGATGCCGCTCCACCGAACGTGCAAATCCGCGACCGCCGGAGTTGGATTCGATATCGGCGATATTGGCGCCGTTTTTGTGAAGCATCTGCGCCACCTGCGGCTCTGTCTCCTCCATTGGGGCTTTCGTGTAGAGTACGTCGAGCACATAGGCCTCCTTGGCGTATACGCCGTACACGATGGCGCAGAGGTAATCCTCGCCCGTGTCCGCTGTGTCCACATACGCCTTGATCGATGAGAAAAGCGGATGCCCGCTGCTGTCACGAGGCACGTCATCGTATGTCTTGAGCGTACTGTACAGCCGCCCTTTGATGTCAATCGGCTCCTGCTGATAGTTCGCAGAGGCAATATCCGCGCCCATCGCCCGTACTTTGTCCTCGTAGGACTTGCGCGAGAGAATTTCATCGCAGAGCATCGTCCCGTCGCCCTGCAGTGCCTTCATGGAGATATGACGGATGCGGCGGTCAGCGAAATGCTGGAGCACATTGCCCGCGAGATCGTCCGATGCCCAGCGCGTCATAATAACGATGATCTTGCCGCCCTCCTCAAGACGCGAGAGCATCGTATTACAGAACCAGTCCCAATGCTTTTCTTTGACCGTCTCGTTATATGCCTCCTCGGCGTTCTTGATGAGATCGTCGATGATCATGAGCGAGCAGCCGAAGCCCGTTGCGGTACCTGTCGGAGAGGTAGCAAGATAGCTGTTATAGCCGCCTGCAAGGCTCCATAGATTCATCGCCGCATCGCCCGCCTTGATCGCTACACCCGGAAAGATGTCACTGTAGACGATGCGCGAGGCATCCGCCTTGATCTCTTGGATGCTGTTGCGCACGTTTTTAGAAAAGACCGTTGAGAGCGTTTCGTTGTACGATCCTGTCATGATCTTCTCTTTCGGATTCCTGCCAAGGATCCACTCCACGAACAGCCCTGCCGTGCGGCTCTTGCCGTGACGCGGCGGCTCGTTGATGACAAGCACCTCGTCCTCCCCCTCGTAGAACGCCTGCAGTGCATCGCAGAGCTCACGGAGATAGGCACGCTCGGGCTTATAGAAATCGGGTGCCCTGAGACAGCAATAAAAAAAGAACTCGCGCCTTGCAAGTTCCAGTTTTGCTTGAAGAATCAGCCTGCTATCCACTGTCGATCACGTTCCGGAGCTCCTCAGTCGAAAGCCCTGCAAAGGGGTTCTCCACCGTTGCCTTGACCTCGAGTTTGTCGTTGAACATACCGATATGCCTCCCCAGAAGCTCTAGCGCCTTGATCTTGTCGTGCAGCTTTAGTTCGAAACCATTTACGCTCTGCTTAACAACCGCGAGTGCAGCACGCTGATCGGCAGAGAGCTCTTGCGTCTCGTTGAACATAACTGTCTGATATGTGACCTCAGTACCATCGTCTTTCGTACGCGTTTGCGTCTCAACATGTAGGTAGTCCGCTATGTTTGCAAAGGCAATCCGTGCGAGCTCTTTGACAACGCGATCTTGTGATACCTCTGTTCGCTTTTGGAGGTCTTTCTGACGACGTGCGATCTCTTCTGCGATTTTAGGTTTTCTAAGGTTTTCAGCGCCTATTACATGAGCTGTTTTTGCTTTGTATCCTGCTCTGATTGCAGCCTGTGTCGCGTTGAAATCAACCAGGTATTCATCTACAAATCGTACCTGCTTTGGTGTCAGTTTCACATCGTCACCTCCTTACTTATAAAGAATCCGGATATTTTACATCTCCCACAAACGAAGTGTAAAAAATCGGAGAAATTTATATCTCACTCATTTCGGTTCCAGATTCTCCACACGACGTTGAAACGCAACAAGTGTTTTTGCCATTCGTTCAATCAATCGCTCCCAGAGATCATGTCGCAGAGGGTCATCCTCTGGCTCAAACGGAGCAAAAGATAAATGCAGGAGCTCATGAACAAGGACTTTTTCTACGTCATACTGAAACGTGAAATCATATGGGACTTTGGGGTCGAGCAAGCGAATAAGCGCCTCGCCTTTCGCGAGTTCGACAAAACATTCACCTTCTCGATCTGGTTCACTCAGCTCATCTGGTCGCCCAAGGTTTACGCGCACATCCCAGTCGTTGAGCTTTAGAATTTCCTGCCATCTCTTACATAACTCGTTAATCTGACTATCGTTTCTCATAAAGGGCCTCTCTTTTCTCAATAGAAAAGCCGCCTCAATTGAGACGGCTATCCGTAAAAGGTATAGGAGGAGAGATCGGTGGTAGGGGGTTATCCCTAAACTACCCACGCTATCATATTACCACCGAAAAAGACGTTTATGAGACATGTCTATTTAATTTTTTTCTGTTCGAGTTTTAGATACGCCTCTACAGTCCGAGCAACAATATAATCCCACATAGCCCTTAATGTCCTCTCCGACACGAAGAACTCCGTATTGAGAAACCGCGCACGCATCGTCTCGCAGTACATCATCTGTGTGCGTACAAGCCATGCTTTGCGCCCTCTTCCCGCCTTGTCGCGCGATGCCTTACGACGCGCATCGAGAAATATCCGCTTGCGCTCCGAGAGCCCTCGCTCGACAAACTCCACCGCACGCAACCATGTGTAGGTGGGATACGTCTCATCAAACTTAACGCCGCGCAGAGCCTCCGTCTCCGTTGGATGTCCCGGCAGATTCCCGCCCCCTTGCGCAGGTGTGCCCCGTACATACTCCTCACGTTGCAGGCGATATGTTTTCAGCTCCTCCGCATAGTTCAGCAGCATCGATTCCGCCTGTTTGCGATCCTGCCGAATCTCATCTGCCATCTGCAAAGCTGCGTCGTTCTCAAGCACTATTCCGCCCTCCTAATCACTGGCCAAACGTTCGTGGGATACCGTCTCGTCTTGTAAGTTCGTCAAGCAAGTCATACACGAAAAACAGATGCTTTTCGTTATGGATGTACGGTTCTCCCACATAAGGAGGTCTTGTCCTAAATTGTTTCCATTGCCTATCGATCACATCAATCATTTCTTCAAGTTCCCAGTTCTTGAAAGAAGTAATCTTTTCCAGAATCTCTTGAGCCACTGCCACGAACCTACGCCGCTCGACTTTCAGCGCGTATAAAAACGCCAAAAAGTACAATTCACGTTCTTTCTTTGTAAGTTTCTCCAATTGTATACCTCCTATCTACACACCAAAAGAGCGGTTCTGCGCCGCTCTTTTCGCTTATACTGTCCGCCCTGTTTCAAGGTCGTATTTTTTGACATCCGTGATGTACTCAACAAACTTCGCACATCCGTGCTTATCAGCCCAAACACGAAATGTTTGTGTAAGCATTTCTGACAGATCGTCGATGTCCTCTTTTGGAAGATCCATGTTCCAGAAGAAGTTGGCCTCTATCCCTTCTGCATCCACATCATCGTCAATCTGATCAAGTACAGATTGACCATCTACGCGAAATTCTAGTACCTCCCCACGTCCAATATTCACCGTATCATCTTCGTCTGTATTCTTCCGCGCATGCTCCAGTGCTTCTTCGATGCTCGAAAAGTACCCTTCTCCACGTTCGCCACCTTCGCCAAAGCCATAAAAGTACAATCCTTCCCACACTTGTACCGCCTCCTCAAAACGGAATGTCCTCATCGGGCACTGTCGTCCCCGCGAACTCTTTAGCGTCGCTTAACTGTTGCCCGCCTTTGCTGTCGCAGAACTCCATGCTATTGACGACGACCTCCGTCACATAGCGTTTCGTCCCATCAGCTGTTGAAGCTCCTATTACTCGTAGCTAAGTCCGAGCGCGTCCATGACCTCATCGTTCTTCACGGTGCAAAATGCCATCATCAGACGCATACTCGCGTTGATGATATGCGGCTCGCTCCTGTCTCCCAGACGATAAAGATTGATGTGACGCATAGCACGGGAAAGGTGTTCATCAGGCGGAATTGTTTTCCATGTTTCACCCGGGTGCTTCTTCGCACCCGCTGTCAGTCCGCAGGCTATTGCATCAACCCACGACGGTGAAATATAGCGGTACTCGTTCTGCTCCTCATCTTGTGGATATTTCTGTTCTGCCATTTCTCTCATGCCTCCTTCGTCTCTTCAACAATCCTACGTATCACATAGTCCGCGCACGGCTGCGCCATTCCGTTGCCGAGTGCCTTGTAGCGTGCCGTGTCGCTGCCACCTTCGGTGTAGCCGTCATCTAGTCCTTGCAAGCGCTCACACTCGGTCGGCGTGAGTCGGCGGATTGTTGTCGATGTCAAAATGATCTGCTGATCATGCATACAGTTGAGTGCCCCTACTTTTTCTTGCAGACGTGCATTATCCGCTTGCCCGTTTCCAACGCACAGTGCGATGTTCTCGCTCCCACCGCCATAGTTTCCTCCTGCGGCTCTGAGCGTCGCAACCCGCCCTTTTTCGTACTCGCTGAATGACTTTGCTCCATAAATATGAGCGATAGGAACATTATGTCCCCCTGTCCCCATTCGTGCAGTAAGCGTCGGGATTTTTCCATCTTTGACTGGGCGAATTACATCGTCTCTGTGTTGAATGTCGTAGATCGCGACGTGCTGCTCTTTTCCTGCGATCAAGGTAGGGGCGCACTCTCGCGTGTATCCGATGTTTCCCGCAGAGGGGGCTGCTTTCCCGATGAAGCCTGCCGCTCGGATAAGGACTGCGCCGTTATGTGTTCCCTGCCCATCATCGTAGATGCGTCTGCTCTGTACGTCCCACGGAGTCAACGCGCCTGCCGTTTGAGCGCCATCCGCAGTTCCTCGGGCAGCTCCTTCCCCCGCTCTTTTGCTCTCCGCAGAATTCCCAGACACGCCCTCGGGCTCAAATAGTATTTCTCCGGCACATCTTCCATCGGCTGCAAAATCCGCGACAAGAAAGATTCTTTTTCTTCGTTGGGGGACTCCCCAATATTGTGCGTCCAATACCCTCCATGCGATTTCAGCTCCTGGGAATTGCACCAATCCAGCGGGAGCCCATCGATTACCTTGAGGCATTGGAATCTCACTTTCTCCGATTTCTTCGAGCACGGCTTGAAAATCCATCCCTCGGTTGGATGAAAAAGCACCTGGGACGTTCTCCCACACAAAGAACCTCGGATACTTCCCTGCGGTACGCTCCCGCATTCGTCGAACAAGGTCAACTGCTGTTCGGAATAAGCCACTGCGTTCACCATCTAGCCCCTTTCTTTTTCCTGCGATGCTCAAATCTTGACACGGACTGCCCGCGCATACGATGTCCACAGGCTCTATCTTATCTGCGTCAATTTTCGTAATATCCCCGAGCTGCTTCACGTTGGGAAAGTGCCGCGCCGTCACAGAGCACGGGAACGGCTCGATTTCACTTGCCCAGACAGGCGTTACCCCTGCATGACGTGCTGCCAGCAGCCACCCGCCTATTCCGTCAAAGAGACTGCCGAGTGTCATCACCGTACCTCCCGAAATACAATGTCCGTCTCGCGCATCATGTGGAGGAACATCTTCTTGCGCAGGAGATAATCCCGCGTCCTAATGCCCTTAACCTCGATCACCTCAGAATGCCCGTCCGCATACGTCACGAAGAAATCTGCTGTGTAGGTAATCGCCCTCTGCTTGTTGCCCTGATTGTCCCTGAACCCCTCAAGGAGCGTGTAGGACGGCTGCAAGCCAATGCGGACAATCTCGCCGTGCTGTTTTCGTGAGAGCAGGTCAAGATAGATTTCTGCTTCCCGCTTGCTGTCAAACGTGTGCCCGCAAACCGTTGTCTTGCGGGCGTTGTACTTATTCGCCTTTTTACGCTGCATATGCAGGACACGCATGACGTTCCCGATTGCCTCCCTAGCCGTCGGGTCAGGCTTCTTGCAGGGCGTGTATTCGTCCATGTTATCACCTCATCCGTATAGCTCGTCTTTCAATTCGTCGATCAGCTCCGATACCTCTGCACTATCCATGTCTAGGAGCGGATAATCATCAACGTCATACCCGAGTTCACGCAGGAGTATTTTTGCGTATTCAAGCTGCCCTTTTGTCGGCTGTTCCATCTCGCCGCCTCCTCAGAAATACCCACGTGCCTTGTTCTTCTCGTTTACACGCCGGTGCAGTTCGCCGCGCTCATCCTCGTCGTAGCCCATCGCATTAAGCCACGAGACGCACACATGGATGACGTCCGTGAGTTCAAGCGCAATGCGATCTTTCGCCGCTTTTGCCCTATCAGGGTATTCTCTACTGTATCCGTTCTCAAATAACGTACGATACTCCGGCGTCTCTTGAATGACCTCGTTCGTCTCCTCCGACAGCTTCGCGACCCACTTAACTGTTACTGCATCCTCGAATTTTGTGCACGGCTGCGGCTTTGTCATGTCAATCTCTGCCATCTCAGCACGCTCCTTTCATGCGATAATCTTCCGCCCGAATGTTCACGGGCGTTGTCATCTCTGCAAGGCGGCTCATGATACGCCGACCAAATACCGCCTCAAGCTCATTGCCGCTGTAGTTCGTCGTGATGACCGTCGGCAACATGTGCTCGTAACGGTGATTGATGAGCACATAGACCAGCTCCACCACCCACGGACGCGGGTTCTCTGCGCCGAGATCGTCAAGCACAAGAAGCGGCGCATTCTTCGCCGTCGTCACAAGCTCATCCGCCTTGCCATCCTTGCGGTCAAAACTTGCCCGCATTTTGCCGAGCAGGTCAGGAACGACCACGAACATCCCAGGAATCCCCGCCTCTGCTGTCTCGCGCAAAATCGCGACCACCAGATGCGTCTTGCCCGTTCCGTAACCGCCCATGAGCATAAGCCCCTGCGCCTTTGGGTCAACCTTCACCGCTTCGCAGAATCTCCTGCACATCGCGACCGCCGATCTTGTCGCAGGTGTCTCACGGAACGTCGCAAAACTGCGTGAACGGAAACGTTCGCCGACACCGCCGACCCCCATGAGCTTTGCGATGCGTTTCTGCTCCTGCTGCGTCTTGTACTTGGTGCAGAGAGGGATGCAGGAGAGAAACTGGTTGTCATAGCGACGGTACGTGAAGTCCTGCCCGTTGTACTTGCATTCATGACAGGTGTCCACGGTATAAGCGCAACGAGCACAGAGAGCGTCATGCTCTTGTTTGATACGCTCCGCTTCCACCGCCTGAAGAAGCTCCGCATCCGAACGCACCTGTTCCGGCAAGGCGCAGATCACTTGGAGGATCGCGGCTCTCCGTGGTCGTGCCTCCTGCAATATCGCCCGCTCCCGTTCCCGGATCGCCGTCAAAGTATGCAGCATACGGGGATTTCTCTGCGCCATCTCCTGCCATGTGTCCATGAATGATTCCAGTGCCATAGTTTCCACCGCCTTTCTTTCTCGGTGCCTTGAACCCCTCACGCTTCCACCGCTCAAGAATCGCCGTGATATAGCGCAGATTGCGCCCGTTGGAGAGGGCAGCCTCCTCGATGGCAGACGTTACCCAGAGAACGCCGTATTCGTCGGTAAGGTCGATGAGCCTATCACGCTCGATCTTTCCCGAGAGGGGATGGATGTTGTTCTCGAACGTACGCACCACCTCCCCAAGATCCTTTTCCTCGATAGGATGATCGCGCGCGGCAGCAGCAGCTTTGTCTAACTGTCTAGCAGTCTTGTCTTGTCTATTTAATGCCGCACTATCTGCCGCACTATCTGTAGCACTATCTGCCGCACTATCTGCCGCACTATCTGCCGCACTATCTGTAGCACTATCTGTAGCACGATCGGGAACAGTCAATTTATACAGGGTCGTCTTTTTCCCTGACGCCTTGAAATCAATCCACCCGAGCTGCTTCAGCCTGTTCTTTGCTTTCGTGATGGTATGCACACTTCCGACTTGGATCATATCTTGCAAGCGGCGATCAGAGCACCCGAACCACTCCTGAAACATCAGGTCATTATCAATGCTCAGAAGCATTGTATAAACCGCTATTTCGTTGGAGCCGATTCTATCGTCCACCGATGCTGCCCTCGCAAACATTCTGAACCGGTCAATCAGTGTCAGCATATCTTCACCTCGCTTTCAATCCGTACACCTTCGCAATCCGCTCATCAATCTTCACAGGCTCGAGGAAATACCGCCTCAGAAAATCCTCCTGCCCTACCGCATGAATCTCCGTATGGTGCTCCCTGCAAAGAGGGAGCGCACGCATACCTATGTGACAAATCTCCTTGCGGTTGCGTCCCATGCCGACGTGATCGACATGATGCAGCTCCGCTTTCCTGCCACACACCGCACACCGCTTGTTCATGAGGCACGCCCACACATACCTAGGTATGTCCTCTGAGAGCTGATACAGCGGTTCTCCGACGTCTACCCCGTGCAAGAGGCAGAAGTCAATCAAGTAGGTGATAAAGAGCCGCGCAGTTGTCATGTCACAATCGGATAGTGAGAACGACCTCCGCAGCGTCTCAGCCTCACCAACAAACATCAGCTTGAGCATTTCCTTCATCGCCTCAACGGGCGTATACCCCCACCATGCGGCGATGTAGGAGATCAACACATAGGCTTTCTTGCGCTGCTTTGCACTGATACGACGCTTGTCCACAAACTCTACACCAACGGTTGAATGACAGTCATAGAGCTTATCTATGCGCTCCGGGAAGGGGACAAAGATATTGATACCTCTGTCCGTCTCCCCGACAACGCTGCCGACCAGAATCATTTGATCTCGCCCGTCTCCGGGTCAACGTTATTCGGGACATCCTTTCCCGCACCCATAAACTTGTTCGGCTTCGGCGCATCCTCAGCGGGCGTGTCCTCGACTTCAACGGCCTCAGCATCGATGTAGTCCGTCTCGTCCGCCTCGCTGACCATATCCGCTGCGATCGATGTCTTGATTGTCTCGTCGGCACTCAGCGTGCGTGCAAACTCCGTTTTGATCGGGGCATACTTGAGGCATGCCTTGAGGACGGTCTTTTTCGCCATCTCGTCAAAATTTGTAATCCAGGGCGTAGAATACCCTTTTTTGTAGGCGAAACTGTACTTCTTCGCGAAATCCTCCACCTCGTCGCGCCCCATGACGTGAAAGCCATATCCGCCGCTCTTGGTTTTGAACATGGCGTAGTAGTGCGTGACTGCGCCGCGCTTGCCCGTTGTCGGGACGTGCCGCAGCTTCGGCTCAAGCCCGAACTCGTACGCAAACTCATCGTTCTCGTACACTTCGTGCGCCTGGATGATGGTGACTTCCCCGCTACGGTACGCGAGATCGAGAAGTCCCTTGTAGCCAAGCTGGAACTGACACTCCATTGTCCCGTGATTCTTGTATGGGATAAGATACGCCTGCCCGAGCGGTGTGTTTGGTTCTACGCCAAGCTGCGCCGCCTGCATCATCGCTCCGAGGAAACTGGCCGGCGTACACTCACGCAGTGTCGGATTCGTGCTGAGGGCTGTGAGCACCATGCGGGTGAATCGTTCGGGGGTAAGGACGGAGGGCAGTGCTTTCGCGATTTGCCCCTCCATCGATACGATCAAGTCTTTGATCGTACGCTGTTGTTGTGCCGCTACGCTCTTCTGTTCCTGCGCTTTCTGGATTGCGCCGCCTTTTACACTTGCCATGATGATTGTCTCCCTTCTTTATCCGTCAGCTGATGCGCAGGACGCGGGTCGGCTTGCCCTGCTTGGCATACTTTGCATAGATTTCCGGCTCCTTTTCCTTGAGCGTCTTTTGATCGATGGTCGTACGCCCTGCCTGTGTTTTCCATGAGACTTTATAGTCTCCAGCGTAGCCGAGTTCGTAGTCTCCAAGCATTTTGCGGAGCTGGTTCTTATGGTGCTCGAGGTCTTCTAACGTCTGCTTTTTAACAGAGTCAAGCTCTTGGATGCGCTCGACGATTGATGCGGCGTCTTTGGGAAGTGTCAGCGGCTCTGTGACACCGCCCAGGAACTCTGCCGCAAGGGCGTCCTTGCAGCTCTCGCTTCCGTCCACCTCCGGCATTGTGCCCGTGGTGACCTTGTTCCAAAAGTCAACCTCAGCCTCAAGGAGTAGATCGATCTCAGCGTCATTGCGGGGGATCTCCTTCCAGACGAAACGATTCCCCCCAATGAGTACGGCGATGTACCACCGATCACATCCGGTCACCATCATGTAATGCTGACACTGGACATAGTAGGCGGCGGGCACTTCGTCGTCCTCCCACTCATTCGCCGCGAATCCGTTGCAGGTCTTGCACTCAAGCCCCGCGTTCTCGCCGACGACCATGCGGTCAACGCTTGCGAGAATGAATGGGCATTCGTCCATCTGGAGAAGTCCGCGCCGCTGCACTTTCTTTCCCGTGAGCTCGCAGAATCGTTGTGCGACTGCCTCCTCAAGCACCTTCCCCCAGTAGACATACTCGTTTCCGCTGAGGTCTTCCGGCGCTGCCCTGCCCGTCTTTTCAAGCCAGAGCTGGAAGGGCGACTTCCAGCGGTTGAGACCAACGATGACAGAGGCATCGCTTCCGCCAATTCCTGTGCTCCGTGCTTCGAGCCATTTCACTTCATCTTCCATTTCTGCAACGGTCATGATGAGTTTAGCCATTGTTATTCCTCCTCATCCGTGATATAATCACGGTATAGCTTTATTGCCTTGCGCCTTGAGCGGTTGCCGCCGCATCGGGCGCTTTTTCTTTTGCACCGAAATTCCACAGTGGAATCATAAAACTCTCATCAGGAGAGCACGCTTCTCTGATACGGGCAGAGAAGATGAGCACTGCGTCAATCAAACGCAGGAGCTTCTTATCGGATTGTTCTGCCGCACCTGCGATTGTCTTTGCCGCAGCGGTAACAACGTCATCCAAGCTCCCACATGTAAAGACGGAAGAATCGCCGCTGTTCACCCTTTTCACAAAAATAAGAACCTCGTCGGATTCAATAGTCTTCGCCGCCCTATCAAACTCCTCTTTCGTCATTTCGTCACCTCCTCCATCTCATTCATCTTTCGCGCCGCCACATTCGCCTCATCCTGCGTGCCGTACATGTAGATATCCAGCTCCTCCACACCGTCAACCACGCGGAACACCCGCCACATCGTCAGGATGCCGCCCACGACCTCACGGCGCGTCTGCCACGGCGTCATGATTGCCCTCCTGACGCAAACTCGTACCAGACGAGTTCGAGGGTATCCTCCCAATCTTCGGGGGCGGAATCGTCCGTTGCGCCTCCACTCCGGAACAAGACTGCGCATCCCCGTGCGGTCTTGTAGACGACCTCTGCACTCTCCTCCTCGAGAGCGTGCCCGCAGTCGTTGTCGTCATAGGCTTCCCATGACGTTCCAACCTCTGCTGCACGCAGATCAGCATAGGAAACTTCAACAGTCTCCCCCGCCCCGTTGTAGGAACTCCCCTGCAAAACAAATGCCGGTGCTTCCCGGATGACTTCCGTTTTCATTTCTCCACCTCCTCACTTTTGACCCAGTACGTCACCTTGATCTCATCCCCGGGGTAAATCTCCCCCTTGCGCTCCACGAGCCACGGATTGTTTTCCTCCATCCCCGCCTTGTACTCGAGGATATACCGGCGCGTGCCAGTATTCTTGGCGCAGTATTCCTCTGCGATACCCCAGATGGTATCGCCCGTACGGACGGTATAGACCTCCTCGACGAGGACAGCCCTACTGTCATCCCACGGATTGACCGCCCCCGAGCAGAGTGCAGCCGCTGCGACGAATGCACCGCCGATTATGACGGGTGTCCAAAACTCACGCATTTTGCCTCCTCCTCTCTCTTTACATCCCGGAATTTCACCTCAATCCCAAGAACAATCTTGGCCAGCTTCGACCACATCTCAGCGGGCGAACCAGTGCCGGGCTCGCTCACCAAGGTGAGCTTGTACTTCAGCTTCCTTGGTTTGCGAGGTTTTCGCGTCTTAACCTCCTCCATCATCGTCCCCCTCTATCATGACCTGCCATCATCAGCTCAGGGCGGTCATTTCTTCTCCTCCTTGCATGTCACGCAATGTCTCTGATACAACGCAAACCGCGTAGCGTTCCGGTAGCGTCGCGCAAAGCCCGCAATGGCTTTGCGCACTTCCTCCACGGTGCAATCAGGTGACATCCACCACGCGCGCTGGAATCCCTGATACATCACTGCTTCCGGAACGATGCCAAGGAACAACGTTTTGGAACGATAGACAAAGTGTTTTGCGTAATACAGTGTGTCACGGTAGTCCTTACGCGGAAGGAAACAGTACTGTTCCTCGAACTCCTCATATGTGGGGGCTTTCTTCCGTTCGCTACATTTGCGAAAATCATAGTCCCACAGGAGAGCACGGCGCGGGTCGCGCGGCCTCTTGATTGGAAAAACGCGGGGCTTGCCGCCCGAAATGTCCACACCGATGAAAGCGGGTGAGGCAACTTTTTCGTGATACGTGCGTCCCGACCGATGGGAAATAGTCAACACCTTCCCGTCGTAAGCAGCACTCCACGTCAAGGAGTTGCCCAACCGCTTCTCCTCAAACGGTTGGAGTAAGTGAACTTTATGCAGATACACTCATTTCGCCTCCTTATTAGATGATACGGTTCTCAACGAGTACACTTCCAAGTTCGGCAGCTTCCTCGCTCGTCATGCAGAGCGTAAAGGTTACCCTCTCACCGATGGCTTTTCTTTTGCCATCCCCTCACCTCTTTTCTGCACGGTGTCTCTGGCTTGATTGATTTAATCGTGCTATAATTCGTTATGTACCAGTGTCCAAAGGAGGAGTACCTATGAAAAAGCTACTCTTTGCAATTCCGATTCTTGCCATTGCTGTGACGGCGTTCCTGCCGCCCAGTACGGCAAGTGCCGATGTCTACGTCAATGGTTATGACCGTTCCAATGGAACTCACGTCAACGGTCACTATCGCAGTGACCCCGACAGCAGCCGAGACAACAACTGGAGCCATTCTGGTAACACCAACCCCTACACAGGAGCAAAAGGTCACAGACACTAACTACCTACACAAAACACTGGTACGCGACGCCTCCGTTGGGGGCGTCTTTTTTGTTGTCTTGGAGTAACTTATAAAGCTACTCTCTTGGCAAAAAAAATGGACATAGGATCCTCGATATCCAACTCCTCAATCATAGTTTCAATTTCGTCAGAACCAAAATGCCCCTTTTTCAATTTGAGAGAGAATGTTTTCGGTGCAATACCGAGTCTCTTCGCCATCTCTTTGCGAGAGATATGATGCTTTGCCATCAAACCAATCAGCTCATCCGTTTTTATCATCTATGCGCCCCCCTTTCCTCAACGGTAACTTTTTAAGATACCATGAGTATACACCGCTTAAAGTAACCTGTCAAGATATTATTTTCCATAAAAGTAACTTTTTTGTTGCTTTTTATACCATTTATGTTAATATATAAATATCATATTATTATAAGGAGGAGGGACTGATATATGCCCAACGGTTCTATCGGGGCGCGCTTAAAAGCCCTTCGTTTAGATCGCGGATTGACACAAGACGAAGTTGGTCAACGTGTACTCGTATCAAAACAAACACTATATAAATACGAGAACGATATTGTAACAAACATACCTGCGGACAAAATAGAAATGCTTGCTGAGGTATACGGTGTTACACCTGCCTATATTATGGGCTGGGAACAACCCCCCGCCTCCAACGAAATCCCTACTGTCTCTCCCACGGGGAAGAAGATCGACGCGCGCACCCGCCGCCAGCTCGAAAAAGTCCTTGAAGATGATGATCTCACCTACAACGGCGTCGTCCTCAACGCTGAGGACAAAGAAAAAGTACGCAAAGCGTTAGAGCTTGCCTTCTGGGACATCAAAGAGATGAATAAGAGAAAGAAATAATCAAAGGGAAACAGCAAGGAGGTGCAATCAGTGTCACTGAACATCCCTCTACGCGTAAAAAATCTGGTAGACCGGCATGATACAGCAGATCCTTTTCGGATCGCAAAAGAACTGAACTGCGTTGTTATATACGCCAATCTCCCCGCAACAGTCAACGGTTATTGGAAGCGCATCCTGCGCAGACGTGCAATCTTCATCAACGACAACCTGCTTGAATGGCAACAAGCGGCAGTTCTTTGCCACGAACTCGGGCACATCGTATGCCATCCGGGATATGCAGCCTTCTCCATGCGCAGCGCATCATACTCCAACACACGAACGGAATGTGAAGCGGACGAGTTTGCCGAATGTCTTATGGCATACAGATATGATCTTGACGAGTATTATGTGAGCCGATTCCTCGCAGAAAGTTGGCGGGTATAAGTATGATAGCTACTAAAACCAGGGGATAAAGCATCAAGGGGGACACTATGAAAAACCTAATTCGGTCTATTGTTTTAATGGTTTTTCTTCTTCTACTCACAACAAATACAGGGCTTGCGGCAAAAGGATATGTTACATACACCGATGGAAGCATCTTAGTAATTGATGCGCCCTCTGGTTATATCTGTTGTACCTTGTATTCCTTTGATCCTATCTTTGAGGGGGACTATGTTGTTGGGGATTTTGAAACGCTAGGCATGCAAAAAATCTACAACGTATCAATGGATTCCTCCAACGATGTATTTGTTGATGAAGTGTGGCTATCAGAAGAAGAAGCGCAAGAATGGATTACTGAAAATTCCTACTAAAACGCAATTATTGTATTTTATGATTCGTACACGGAGGTATTTATCATGAAAAGATTGTTACATCTTTTTATTCTTACCGGGCTATTCCTTTCTTCTGTGACGGCGCAGACTGTTGTTCACGCAGATGCCGCATATGACACCGGTTATCAGATAGGACAAGCAATGACTCAGAGTATGTTTGAGCCAAGTATGAAAACTGTCCAGACAGAGGAGTATGTCAACTCAAACTACAACGCCAAAAACATCAAGACGATTTTTGTATTCGCGATGATTCCTGACGGGTTCAACCAATTCATTGAGTCTAGGCACGCCGTGGAGAACACGACAGCACTTGTAGAAGAAGCATTGCGCACAAAAGGCTTTCAGGTCATAACACCACAATTTGTGGTAAACAGTATGTCTCAGAACGGTGTCAACGTGAACACACTAGATGAAACACAACTTGTTGCCGCGATGTACGCAGTGACAAATCAATACGCTGACGCCACTTGTAAAGTGCAAATCCTCTCCTACCGTATGCTTCCGTGGAACTACACTGGAAAAGCAGAAGCTACGCTAGAGTTTACGGTCACCGACCAAAAGAATGGAACTGAAATATATTCATATACACGGCAATTCATTCGCGCCAATCTGTTGCTTGCTCCGAACGACCCAAACAAGATGGTGAAGAAAATCAGCAAGGAGTTCGCAGATCGTTTTGGAAAGAAGGTTGCCAGTGACCAAAAGAAGCTTTGATAAAATCTGTTGACACTCTATCAAGGAGGAGTTCATCATGAAATCATTATCTCATCTTACACTTCTTGTGCTGGCTATTATGTTGAGTATATCTATCGCCTCAACAGGGCAAGCTCAACAAAAAGAACAGATTGAGTATTCTTTCATGACGCTCAAGGAATACTTAAAAGCTCCAGAAGCCGTACAGGTGATTGATGTCCGATCAGAACAAAGCAGGGAGAGGAGCAAAAAAGAGGTTCCCGGGGAAATATGGATTAACCCCTACAAAAAGAAACCTCTTGATGATTTTATTGCCCAGCAAGATAAGTCAAAGGCTTACATGATTTATTGTTCATGCCCCGATGATGGTTATTCTATTCGTGCAGCGCAGATTCTATTTCAGAATGGCTTTACAAACGTCAAGGTATTAAAAGACGCCGCAAAACATATTGAAAAAGGACGGCTGCCGATGGTAGATATGAAGGGAGAGAAAGAATAATGAGACGCATTGCACTACTCACAACGATGCTTGTGGCACTGTTATCCACTACGGTATTTGCTGCAACACCGCAAGCAGAAGAAGGCTCTATTGCAAACTTTGTCCTTGCCTCTGAAGCGGTACCACCAGAACTAGGCTCTATTGTCGGCACCTATAACCATCGTATGATCTACCTAAAGCGCGGTTGTTGTAGTCATCACAAAGGTGTATGCGGTTGTGAAAACGGACGGGTTAAATGCTGCGATGGAACTTTTAGTCCAACTTGCGGATGTTAAAGATCGAAGCATCCGCATTCGCCGCGCCTCATAACAGACCTTGCCGTGCGTGTGCCGCTTCCTCTCGGGACAAAAAAAGACCGCCCGTAGGCAGTCATTCCATCTGTATCAATTTTTCATTGTTTCCGTACGCAGCAGAAGCCTCCCAACTCCGCCAAGCACATAAAAAGCGAGTAACACGAGTGCCACAACAACGATCAACGCGCATGCAAGTCCTGTGACTGCACCAAACACAATGCCGAAAGCACTGCCGAAGCTGACACTGAACGTACTCCCAAGAAGGCTGTCAAAAAACTGATATAACATATCCAT